GTTTTACCTGCCTTATATGCTTCTAAAACATTAGCTCTCACAGGTAACTTCATTTCATTACTAGTAGTCTTTTCAAAATAAGGATCTATTTTAAATTTATTCCCAATATTTGCATCTGCCTTAGGTATTATTGCTCTTTTAAGTATTCTTACGCCATCCTTTAATACATATTCAGCACTAGGGCTCGTAATTAAATCTTCAAAATATGCTTTAGATAAAGATAAATCATCACCAGGAACATCAATGTATGTTTGTTTACCGTCTTTCATGGTATAAAATATATCTTCTGGAGTTTTATTTAAAGAATCAATAAAAGGTTTGCCTGTAATTCTTGATATATCTTCTGGATCTAATCTAAATGATACAGGGCCATCATCTTTTATTGAATCAAAAGTATCTTTTAATACATCGTTTATAAGTTTTCTGCTTGCTTCACGATTTGGGTTTTTAGCAATAATTGGATTAATTTCATCTACAAGATTATTGTATCTAAGTAGTTTTTTAGTAAGTACAGCCATTTTTTTAGGATCAAAAAAACCAGGGCCATCACCACCAGATACTTCTTTTACAAAATCAGATTGAACTCTAAATATACTAGAGAAGTTATCAGCTTCATTAATATCAAGTTTTTTAAGAGCATCATTTATATAGTCACTTACTTCGTCACCATTTTTGTTAAATAAATTACCTGCACGGGCCGTGTATCGCGCCATTGGATAATTAATGCCAGTACCATCAAATACATAAGCATTGTTACCAGTTATCTCAGGTGTAAATTCTAAATTAGGAAAATGAGGGCCTTTAATAGTTCTTTGCTCACCTGCTCCACGAACATGATAAAGTTTTTGTTGTTGGGTATTTTTTAAATCGTTATTAACAAATTCAGTATCGGAACTTTGCAATTTACCTGGAGGTGCGTTCCTAATTTGCAAAGCATCTGTTTGTTGTCTGGATAAATAATTATCAAGCCCTTGTTTAGATATAGTATTTTCTCCAGCAAGCACTTTAATAAACTTAGGATGCAATTCATTCATCTCGTCTAAAACATTTAACAATCTAAGTTCGCCTAGAGGTATTTCGTTATTAGGGTTGGTAAGTGTTTTAACCCAATCCTCTGGACTAAGCTCATTGATTTCAGGATCTATTTTTTTGTAATGTCCGTGAAGAAACTTTCTAGCTTTAGATTGTAAAGGTAAATAGTCTTGAGTAGTTTGATAAGCTAATTCTTTTGCAGGTTGTGTATTAAAAGGTTGTACTTCGGGTAGTTCTATCTTTGCTACTTCTTTAGGTGGTGCTAACTGCAAAGGTTCTGTTTTAGGTGTGGGCTTAACCTCGGGTTTAGGGGTTGGAACATCTACTGCTTTTGAACCTTTTGCAACAGCCTTTGCGCCTCTAAGAAGTCTAAACAAAGGTATTAAGCTAACACCAGATAAAACCTGTAGGCCTGTATTACCTGCGGCACCTAGATAGTCTTTGTCTTGTACATTTTTTTTAGCCCTAGAGCCAAACTCTTTTACTTCATAGGCTGCTAAAACATCTCCTACACCAGGAGCAATACTTACAGCTATTTGATCTACAACGGGAAGTTCTTCAAAAGAACGGTAAGCTTCACTAATATTACCGCCAGCTATCTTGCCGCTTAAGTCCGATAATATTTCTTTTCTTGTAGCCATTGACGGCTATATAGATATAGATTCTAGTATTCTAGATATTTGGTCTGTGTCTTGATTTGATGGGGTTCTACCAGACTCACCCATCATAGCTTGAGACATCTGTTGATCTCCCATTTGTGACTGAATACCAATCTTTTGCTGTTGTAACTGGTCAATCTGATCAGCAATCATTTGTGCTCTTTGAAAATCTTGATTTTGAACTACCATGTCATACTCAGTCATAAGGTTGTTAATAGCAGACTCTATAGAAAACATTTGGTTATTAGGAGATCTATCTTCCATCCTAGGTTCATTCATTTGCCCACCCATTCTTCCTGCCATTGCTTGTTGGTCTGGTGACAGAGTTGGCATATCTGGACTCATTTGCTCACTCATTCTTCTTAGCATTGCTTTATCATCGTTAGACATGGTTCTACCAGATCCACTTAACATTTGTTGCATATTCATTAGATACCAAACATTTCCCTAGCTTGTTGTAGCTCTTCCATAGTAATGCCAACTTGTTGTAAGAAAGCTTCTATTTCTTCGTCACCAGCACCTTGAGATACCATTTGTTGTAGAATTTTAATAATTTGTGTGAGGGCTTGTTTAGCCTCTTCTTGGTCAGATGCTGATATAGAATCTATTTCTGATTGCATTTCTTGAGGTATAGCATCTATCATTTGCTGTGGGTCTGGAGTCCCTTGCATCATTTGTTGTGGTTGCATACCACCCATTTGGTCAGGCATCATAACTGGGTCAACCTGCATACCCATCATATCTTCGTCCATGTACAGTCCTTTAGTTAAAATCCGATTGTATCAGAATTTTGCTAAAAATTACTAGCTTTGTGTTAAATATGTTATTTGTTTGTGTCTGTTACTAACCTTGTGTGTGTATATATTTGCCTTGCACTTTTGTGTCCCCCCCCTCTTTTGGATCGCTGTTTCCGTCCGACTTTCCTGACGCTTTGGGACTCCGACCCATAAAAAAAGGGAGCAAACGCTCCCCTTATCCTTTTAGTTATCTGTTAGTTTAACAAGTCCATTCCATCTGTAAGATTATCTACTATCCTACTTTGATTATCTTGTGGTGTTAAAGACCTAAGAAGTTCTGCTTGAACTCCTCCGTCTTGTAGAACTTGAACGCCGTTAATAATAAGTGATTGGCAATCTGTTTCAATTGCATGTCCTATCACAACCGTTCCGTCTTCATTATACAAGTCTATTTTAATCTTCATATTGACCTCCTATAGTCATTTATTTAAGATAGGATAATTGTATCACAACTAATCTACATTTTGTATCCTTTTGATCAATTCTTTTTTCTCTGCTAACTTGTAGATAAATATTCCTTTCCTGGTTAAATACTTGGCATTAGCATCCATGAACTCTTTGGCTTGTGTCTTGCAATCTTCAAAGGACTCAGCCCACACTCTGGGCTTCCCGACATGGCAATACCCGACATACCCAAAGCTCCTCATTATGTCACCTGCCTCTGTTGGGTTGTTGTGTCGTCCCAGTCTTTCTCTTTGCGATAAGTCTCGGAGTAGTACACATTGTTTTTCGGCCCGACCGAATCATCGTTACATTTGTATCTGATCAGCCCTTTCTTAATAAGAAGATCACAGTGTTCTAAGACTGTCTCTCTTTCTTCTTCCGTATCACATCTAATCGTCAAGTTATAACTCTTAGTTTCTACTGGTCTGTTTAAATCTACTTTCATATTAATCTCCTAATAATTAATGAACACTAATCTTATCAGTAGTGGTTACATTTTGCAACTACTTTCTCCTTCTGCTTTCATCCATCTTGTTCCCCTGGTCATATAGTTCTGTTGGTTGTGTGTTGCCTCTGTGCTGGTTGTTAGGTCGAGCATAGTTATATTAACTTAGTCCCGACCCGACACTAGGAACACCAGCACATACACGCAAATTGTAATTATAAGAATAGTATCCATTCATTGTGCCAAATATTCTATTTCGCTTGCGCCTTTTGTTAACAAGGCACGCTTGATGCATTTATCATCAACATAAAATCGATATTCTCTGTCGCCATTCTCCAGTATTTTGTGCGTTGTTTTATGGTTTAGGAAAGTGTAAGAATTAGAACCACTAGTCCCTATTCTAACCTCCACCTCTCCACGCTCTCGCACACCGTACGATTTTGCACTCTTATAAATGCAAGCTGTTACTATGTTCCATATTGGATATGATTTACTCGACATATTACTTCTCCTGTAATTGAAAGGCCATTGAATCACAATGGATACATCTTGTCAACAACTAATTTATCATCTCTTCTGGAAGCCCTGGTCTGGATCTTCGGCCTGCCTCCAGATACTTGTGTCTATCTTCATTGTGTTATTGATTGTGCTTAGTAACGCATTCCGTATCCCGACTCCCGACATAAAAAAACCCGACACTATGGTCGGGCTTAACAAGTAGATTATTACTTACGCAGTTTTAACCTCCTCTCTTTTACGACTTTCTTCCCACAAACGAACAGCTATTAAAACCTCTGTTGGTATCTTCATTTTGCAACCTCAGTAGAAATAGCTTCTATGATTTGCCTTATTCTATCCTGTGCTCTTGGGTCTAGTAATGCGATAGCTAACTTATTGGCTACTTGGTCTCTAGTGTGCCAAGTGTTTTTGTACCAACTTATGTCGCAATTGGCGTTGTAGTATCTATTCAGATTGTACTTAGTATCTTCAAGACCATTAGCAGTATTGTAATTATCAATAATGTTATTCATCTTTGCTTCTTTTATATTTATCAATTTCTGTAGATCATGTTTCTCTTTCACCAACTTCTCTATTTCTTCAGCTTGTTTCTTAACAACTTTATATCCTGCTGTCTTTTCTGCTTTCTTAATAGCCTCATCTATTTTTTCATCTACACCCACCATTATTTCATTAACGATAGCGTCCTGTTCAAATTTTCTTATACTCATTCTACTTCTCCTAAAAAGTTTATTTAAACACAAGTATACACTACTGGATACAAACTGCAACTCTTATTTATAGTTAGTTTTATAGACCAGATTGCACGGATCAGTTCATCATAAAATAGACCAGAGCTGTGTCCATTTGTGTTATATTATGTGTCTAGTCATTCCCGACACGACCCGACACAAAGACCCGACAACCCCGACACGAACCCCGACATGCTCATGCTTTTTTATTTAGATGGAGACCAAGCGACAGGGCTAATGCGATTAACTTTGCATATAACAACATATATATCTTATGACCAGTATTAATAAGTTACAGACTGTATATAAAAAGACTTGCACATAGTGGATACTTCCTGTAACATTAGAGAGTAAGGTTGGCATATAGAAGAGGTAAGCCATTAAATTGATACCTGTACTCTACCCAAGTCCCCAACGCTTCGGCAAGACGGCAAGAGGTCATAAAGAGAAATGAACAAAGCCTTACATTTATTTTAACCCTTAACTTTTAGGAGAGCATTATGGGAACAAGAAGCAATATAGCTTACGAGGATTTAGACGGAAAAATAGTGGCAACTTACTGCCATTGGGACGGATACCCAACAGGTGTCGGAGAGACATTAATTCACCATTACAACAAGACTAACAAAGCAGAGGAGATAGCCAATCAAGGTTATTTAAGTTCGCTTCGTGCTACTCTTGATGGTTCATTAAAAGATAGGGTTCACAAAGATGCACCTTTGATCTTTCCTTCTTTATCTACTTATTCAAATAGCTTAGTGGATAACTGTGCATGTATTGAATATGTATATTTATACAAGAATAACCAATGGCATGTAGCAGAAGCAGACTCATGGAACTTTGTACCATTATGGTCAGTCTTACTAAGACAAGAGGTACTAGCATGAGTGAGCCAAAGTATATAGAAGCCAAATATAGTGCATTCCTAACATGGGATTTAGAAGAGCTAGGCATTGACTGGGATAAGGTAGAAGACTATTCAATATTTAAAGGAAACTTAGAAATAAAATACAAAGATGGAACTAAACAGGTTGAAGAGAATTGGGGGGATATAAGTATTGATTATAAATATAACTTTGTAGAAGCCCTTGTGCTTGATGATGGGTTTGCAGAAGTGGAGGGAATGAACTAATGAAAGTATTTGTAGTAATAGAAGAATTCTATGGGACTGTGGCTGATGTAAATGTTTACAAGAATAAACCTAAGGATATAAAAGAAATGAAGGATGGTGAAGACGAAGGCGAGAGATGTTACGAAGTAGAAATACAGGAAGAAAATAATATGAATAAGAAATACCATGATTGATAGAACAAAGATACCAGAACATTTGCATTACTTATCAGAGTGCAAACTACAAGCATTATTATATTTATTTAGAGGAGGTTTATAATGATAACGATTGAGCAAATAAAAAATATTGTAAAAGATATTAAAAACGATACAGAGTGGGTTGGTGATTGCCATTCAATGGTTGAGTATGAAGGGATATGTGGTGGATTAGATAGATTGGTAAATCATTTAGAGGAGGTATCTGATGTCAGTTGATACAGCGTTTATAATTACCATTGTTATTATGATTATTGTTTATTTTATCTCAGAGCCTGTAGCTCCTGATGAATAAATACTATATAAAAATAGTACCTTTCAACCCCGTAAAGTATGACTTACAGCAATACCATAATATTGATAATGTCAGCTTTACTGTGGGTTATTTGACTTACCAAGACAACAAGCTCATTCATACAGCTTGGTTTCGATCTTACAAATCTTTATTTAGAGCTTTAGACAAGTTCTTGAACAATCCAAATAAGTAACATATAATCTTTTTCGAGGCATAGACTAATTTATTTGTATTACTTCTCTTTTATTACTCTCCAATAGATATTTTATGCCTCTTCTTTCTTTTCCCACTTCTTCTTACTAGGCTTTTCCTCAACCACACTATCAAGATCAGTAATAGATTTATCTTCTTCTTTGTCTGTTATTCCATCAATAAAGTCTGGATCAATTAATTCAGGATCTGGATCTTTATTTTTATTTTCCAGACTAGCATCAACAACATTACCCATGAGCTGAATTAATCTGGTTTCTACTTCTTCCCGACTCATTTGATCTACTTTGCCGAACATAACTTCTTTGCGATCTACAATTAAGCCCCCGACTTTTAACAAAGCGTTCTGAGCTGATATGGCCGCATTAAAAGACCCAGCTTCCATTGCCTTGTCCCGAATATCATAGAGATCCTGAACGGCTCTGTCGTAGTTCAGTTCATATTTTTTCTTAGCCTGGTTCATAAGATAGTTATATTCTTTACGAATAAGAGGCTTGTTCATTAATTTATGTGCGGCTTGTCTAGGACTTGTATATCCAGCCTTGTGTGCGCATTCGACTAAAGATAGTCTGGGATTGTTGACCGAGATCCAAATAAAATTTCTTTGTCTTCGGTTTAGTGAGTTATCGAGATTGCAATACTCAATGGGAGCTTCTTCCTCAGAAGAGATTATAGGTTCATATTCCAAATTATTTTTTCTATATCCCATATTTCGCATATTAGAGTAGAAGCAAGTTTTTAGTAATACCTACCCCCACTTTACCCTAAAGTGTATTGTGAGGATACTTGAAGAGTGTATATCTAGTCAAGTATTATCTCATTTATTTATATAAGTTATCTCTCACTCTAATGACAAAAATGAAAAAAATACAATAATCCTGAAAGGTGCATTCTTATCATGTTTATAGCTGTCATGAAGTTATGTCAATAATTGTCAATAATCTATTTCTTAGCAGATTTGTCAATATATTGTGCTAAAAGCTCATCAACCAACTTCGCAACTTCTTTATCACTGAACTCTATACTAAGCTGAGAGATACAAAAACTTAAACTTGCTAAGACAATATTTACCTTGTCCTCACCTCTATAAACCATGTTCTCAAACATAGAGTCTAGTCTGGAAATTACTTCCTGAAGTGAGGGCTCGGCCATCTTGTCTTTAATTTCTACAATCTTTGGCATATCGCATCTTAACACGATAGTAAAAAACATTCCTACCCTACAACATAGACTCTTGTCTGTTGTCATCGTCATAGAAATTCAAGATATCACCCTGTGGATCTCCACTGCTCATACCAACATTAATAACATGATACTTCTTATATGCAGATAGCACAGAATCAACCTTCTTACAGTTGTAATCGTCTACAGCCTGTTCATAAGATAACCTCATCATGCAATACAAATCGTTTGTTCTACTCATTACTTCTCTCCTTTAATTTACTTTATGTAAATCTGTTTATATTAAAACTGTAGACATTATACATAATCTAAAGTAGAATACAAACTTATACACATTAGGAGTAATTATGAGTAAGAAAGAAATAACCGTAAATGATATTATCGATGAGGTAATCAATTACACAAACCCACCTAAGGAAGACTTAGAAAAACAAATACAACAAGATAAGATTAATTATCACTTATGGCAGTGTGGTGTTGCTATTAAAGAACTACAGTCAGCAGTAGATGAATTAGCTGTAAAAGACCAGGAGGCATCATGAAAGCAAAAGCAGTATCAAAAGAAGAAAAAGCATACGATCAGTTTTATTATGATCTACTTGACACACTTCAAAAAGCAAATAAGGATCTTCCTCTGCCGTATGTGGTTTATGCAGGGATAACTATTTTTACACAATTAGCAGTTGACTTTGCTCCTACCGAAAAAGAAGGCAAGGGTTGGGTTAGAGAGCTAGTTACTAAAACTAAAAGGGAGACATCATGAAAGCATTACCAGAACAATTGCAAATGATAGAACATGTTGTAGTTGGCGATGCTTACTACTTTCCTAACCTGTCTAATGCTTATTATCATAAGAGCCCTGGCCTGTCTTCCTCTAACATAAGAAGATTTAGTCAGAGTCAACTGCATTCTCTTGAGGAGGTTATTGAGACAACTCCAGCTATGAACTTTGGATCTGCTGCTCACTCTCTTGTTGTTGAAGGAGAAAGTGCATTCTTTAGTGATGTTGTATGTTTATCTGGATCACTTTTGACAAATGCTAACAAGCTATTAAAGAAGGAAAGTATGGATAGAGGTCTTACTGTTATTAATGAGAAGGACAAAGATACCATATATAGCATGAGAAACAGCTTAGTAACTGAGTCGAAAGCTTATCTAAATCCAGAAAATGAGTATCCACAGGTCTTTAATTCACCCTACGAGGTGTCTATATACTGGTATGAGCAAGATTTACTTTGCAAAACCAGAGCAGATGTAGTCTTAAACCCTTTTGAGAAACCACATGCAAGTAATGGAATAGTCTTAGTTGATTATAAAACTACTGTTGATTGTTCGGTTAAAGGCTTTACAAACTCTGTTAGAAGATACTCTTATGATTTACAAGCTGCTTGGTACAAACGTGGCTTTGAAAAGGCTGGTTTTAAGGTTCATGACTTTGCCTTTGTTGCACAAGAAAAGAAAAAACCTTATGCAAGTAAAGTATTTAAGATGAATCACACCGACATGGAAGCAGGGTGGAACTACCTGTCTGATTATTTAACAGAATACCATAAAGTATTAAACGGTAAACCAGCGAGTATATACAACACACCAAACGTTGTAGATCTAGACACTGGTAATTTTTATAGAGAGGAATTAAATGAGTGAAGATATAAACAACAGAATAGCTAGGTATGAAGAGCATTTAGCATGGTTAAAGAAAATGACCAAGGAAACTGAAGATAAATTGTTTTGTGTGAAAGCAGAGCTACAGGAGAAAAGAGATGACAGATAACGTAAATCACCCACCACACTACAAAAAAGGATCTATTGAGTGTATAGACATCATAGAAGCCATGCTAACTCCGGAAGAGTTTAAAGGGTACTGCAAGGGTAACTCAATTAAATATATTTATAGAGAGGATCACAAAGACGCTAATGTTGAAGACATTGGAAAAACTATATGGTATCTAACCAGGCTGTTGAATAAAATGGAGGATCTATGATTGACACAGACATAAGTGCACCAGTAAGCACGGCAAGAAGTGAATATCGAAAAATAGCAGAGATGATGAATCTAGATGATTCTTACCTTTGTAAAGATAGAAACGAAGCTAATGCTTTGGCCATTTCAATTAGAAGATGCACCTATCCACTGAAAGGACAGGGCATTAGTCATAGACGTAATTTTTCTACTGTGACCAGAAAGGAAAAAGATGGTGTAAGAGTTTGGAAAATAAATAGCCCTGTGCAGGAGTACGACATCAAGTGAAGAATTTATGGAGTAGATGGTTTAACAATAAAAAAGAATTTAATATAGATGATTGCGTTCCTGTGACTGTAGCAGAGGTAGAGGTCTATAGAGAGAAAATACAGAATGTTATGAAGCCCTATCTAGCAGATGGCCTAAGTAACAGAAAAAATAATAATAAAACATTTAGGCAGGTAGCTCTAAAATTTAATGTCTTCCATGGCAGTTTAGAAAAGTTTGTTTACGAAGAAGACACCAGTTACTACGTCATGGCAAAGCTAGTAAAGAAATTAAAGGAAGCAGGGCTATGAAATACATAAGTAAATTAATCAGCAGATTCTTAGAATGGTCACTACGAAGGACTGAGGAAAAGTTGATGAGGAAAAGGAAATGATTAGAGAGGTAGAGCAGATAAAAATGCGTAAGGACATAAAGTATCTTTTAGAAGAACGTAATTTTAGTAAGGAAACAATTGCTGAAGCATTGGGTATCGTTCCAAGAACAGTAAGAGATTTTATTACAATTGAA